TGCATGGCAGTAAGCGCTTCTGACCAGGCTTCAGTAGAGGATTTGGCCTCCTCTCTTGCCACCCGGCCAGCTTCACGATAACCATCACCAATGGCACTGGCTGAGTTCTCTACCCGATTATTGGCTTTGGTCCAGTCATCCATGGTTTTGACAACAGCCTGACCGCTGTCATCAATCTGGATTTCCAGATTGCGGCCTGCATTTGCCGCATTAGTCGCAGCAATGACACCTGCATCACCCGATGCTGCTGCAGACTGAGCAGCCTTATCATATGCTTTCTGGATACCTTCAGCAGTTGCCTTTCCGCTATCTCTGACGGTGATGTAATCCATCAAAGCCTGTTGAGCAGCAAGCTTTAAATTCTCCTTGGTTTCGATGCCTAGCCGTTTAAATGCCTCTGTCACCGGATCAATATCATCCGGCAGTTCTAAAGCCTGCATCTTGATAGCAATTAGGCCCTGTTCGACTTGGCCCGTTGAAACCTTACCTTGATCACCAAATTCTTCAAGCTTGGACCTTGCGTAATCAATTTCAGCTTGGCTCTTAGCCGTCTGTAACCAGTTTAACCAAGACTGATAAATTATATCTCCTGCTGCTTTACCGGTAATACCTGCAGAAGCTAACTTGCCTTTCAGATCGGTGACATTATTACCCTGCTCAGTAAATGATTTAGAGACTCGATTTAACGCAACATCGATATCTACCCCAAGCTGCTTGGCTGCAAGAGAAGCTCTCGAATAAGCATTTTCTGCCACCTGTCCAGACCCGGAATTAGCTGCATCCAATTCCGCAGCACGTACATTGCGGTTATTGGCAAGTTCCGTTTCCTTCTGGTCAATGCCCTGCAGGGAATCTTGTGCAGATTTCAATGCACTTAAATCACCCGTGCGTTTAGCCTCGGCGATCTGTTGTTCCAGAACTGCACGTTCAACGGCGGACTGTTTCTGAAAAGCCAGATATGCCTCATCTGCCTTTTGTAGATTCTCTTTGGCCAGCTTGACAGCTTCTTCCTTTTTGGCTGCATTATCTGCAGCCTGAGCAGCACCCTCCCAAGCCGCCACGCTAACCTTGCCTGCCTTATCCATTGTGACGATATAACCCTTCGTCATTAGATCAGCCTGCATGGTACCGTCCATGACCCCACCATTAGCTTTAATGGCAGCTTCAGCATAAGCTTGGGCAGAAACCAGCATGTCTTTATCCAGCTTAGCTTTACTGGTGGCATGCTCCTTCTCTCGATTTTCTAACTCGCCAGATTTCTGGATAATGGCATCAATTGTTGACTGGTTCCCATCCTTTCTAGCTTGGTTCAGCTGTGTATCGAGCGCAGCACGTTCTGTTGCTAACTCTTTAGATTTTTGAACCAAGTCTATATTCTGTTTAGTTAACTCTGCAAAAGTACGAGCATTGTCAGCTATAGCTTCTTCATTTTTTTGCTTTTGAGTTTTCTGTATGTCCTCGTAAGTCTCAACTACTGCCCATTTATGCTCTGTACTAAGCTTAATAGCACCTCGCATATTTTTTTCTGCTTGTGCAAACATGCGATCTGAAGTTTTTTCAGCTTCCTCTGCCAGATCTCCCATGAAGGGTATATATTCTAATGTTGCGGCAGCCAAGCTATACACACCGCCAGCTAAGAACTGTATAGAAGATAAAAGAATTTTCAGCCCTACATTGAGACCAAGCCCTGCATCTGTAATTCCTGCTATGGCCATTCGCAAGACATTAAGAAGAGTTGTAAGACCGCTTACATCTTCCCCTCCATTTAATAGAGCATTGAATAAGGGCGATACAGCATCCAGAGCGCTAGTAAAGGCACTCCATACAGTCTCACTAAACTCAATGACATACTTAATATTTTGCTTAATATTTTCATAAACTTGAGTAAGTGTATCTCTTAAAGCATTCAATATGCTGGGGTCAATATCAGAGAACTTAGAAGCAAAGTATCCAACTCCCTCAGCCACATCATCGAAAAATAATTTTAGAATCCCAAGGTTATCTGCAATTATTGATAGAGCATTCGCTACGGCCGCACTTGTGCCATTAGCCTGATCCATCTCACCAATAAGAATCTGCCATTGTGTTGCTATTTTCTGCAATGCATTGCTAATAGTAGTCGGGAATTTATTGTAGTCAGCTTCAATTGCAGCGGATTGATTCTGTAAGGCCTTAATTACGCGCTCAGCAGATAACTCGCCGTTTTCTGCCATGGTGCGTAACTCACCCGTAGTCACACCAAGGGATTGAGCCAGGGCTTTAGAAATTCCTGGAGCCTGTTCCATGATTGAGTTGAACTCATCACCACGGAGTACTCCAGATTGCAGCGCCTGGGTAAACTGGACAATAGCATCTTCACTGGCCTGTGCTGATCCACCTCCGGTTTGAATGGCCATATTGATGGTTCTTACCAGATCCAAACTTTGCTGTTGGGTCATCCCCATCTGTTTGCCAACATCATTCACTTTGGTGAATAGACTGGCTGTAGCTTCTAAGCTTGAATTGGTAGCAAGTGCCACTTGATGCACACCAGCCATAGCTTGCTGAAAGTTACCACCTTCGCTGGTTGCAATATTGATTCGTGCTGAAAGAGTAGTATACGAATCCGCTGCCTGAGCAATTTCTCTGACACCGATACCAATACCAACGGCGGCCATAGCTCCCGCAAGAGCAGTCGCTGCAAACTTGGCTACGCCCATCCCTTTAGAAAGATTGGAAACACCTGAATTTGCTTTTTCAGCTGCCGGTTCAACACCGTGAAGCTCATTTTTGAGTTTCTCAATCTGTTGCTCGGTAATTCTGGTAACTCGCTCAACTTCTTCAGCCGGCAATTTACTATTGGCTTTAAAGTCCTCTAACTTTCGTTCAAGTGCAGTAATCGCATCATTAATTACTGTAGGCGGTTTAATGCCTAGAGCCTCATAGATTTCATGTCCAGTCTGCTTTGCGCTGCTTGCAGCCTTATCTGCACTGGCCGATACACTACGCATGGCAGAAGATGCTTGTGTGTCAAACTCTGCAAATGCTGCTTTGGTCAGATCAACTGCCTGTTCAAGACCTTTGACCTTTTCCCCTGCGGCCTTAATTTCATCAAGAGTAACAGCTTCACTACTTTGTTCTAATGCGGAGAAAGCATTCTTAGCTGCTAGCAGCTCGCTTTCAAGCGTGTTAATACTGCTAGTGCCGATACTACCAATTCGCTCAATTTCTTTAGTGCTGAGATTGGCCCCCTCACCCATTGACTGAATTGCACGGGTCGCAGTCTGGGCTTCACCTACTACTTGGCCAAGATCTACCGAGCTAAAACGTTGTAACTGATTAATCGAAGACTGTGTGGCATTGTCCACGCCACGCATAGCATTTATGGCAACGTCCTGATAGTAATTAAAAGCACTGGACGTTTCTTTAATGGCATCTTCAATACTTAAAACACGCTGCTTAGCGATTTCAATATCTTTTAAGGTGCCATCCGTACTTTGCAACCGAACCAATTCAGCTTGAGCAGCTTTTAGGGCTGAGTTAAGCTCATTGAGACCTTGTTCACCAGTGCTCGACATTGAACGTAGCTCACCAGCGCTAATAACCGATTTATCACCTAATGCTTCAATTTCTTTGGCAGCAGAAAAGAATTTAGTACCCAGCATTTCTGCAATTTGAAGCGCATCACCTGGAATAGCTTCACCAATCTCAAAGCCTGCCTTATTTGCCTTGGCTGCCGTATCTTGGAGTTCATTACCTAAACCATCAATCTTACCGGCTGTCTGAACAGCCTGCCCTTCAAGTTCGCCAGCCGCCTGAGAGACTTCACTCAACTTTCCTTTAGCCTGATCTGCCTTCTTCTGCAAATCATCAGGAACTATTTTTCCAACTACCTGAGCTGCTTCTTCAGATGCAGCTTTTAGTCTTTCAGATTCCTGTTTTATTGCGGCATAAATGGCCTTAGTGACACTTTCAGATTCCTTAATATTCGATACATAATTTTTAGTATCAGCTTCCATCACAAGTTTAAAGGTTAATTCTTTACCGGCCATATTCTTACTCGCAATAAAAAACCCACCATTCGGTGGGTTAGATGAAGATATTACAAAGCACATTCAGGTACTTTTATTAAATTATTTAAGGTTTTCTCTGATTTGAGTCATCAAGTTCATCAAGAAAATTATTTACTTGCTGCCTAAATTCCAATGGTCTTGCAATATAAGGAATTGGAGCATGTGAACCGCCAGTACCTTTTATAACGATAGAACCAAAATTGAAAATGCGTCCTAGAATTCCTTGATCTACTCCTAGACTTTCTACACGATTAGCCTTCAACTCAATTGTATTTCTGCGTATTAATCCAGATTTTGCAATAATACGTCTATTTGTTAATGCCAACTCTGTGGTTAAAACATGGATAGCAGCAATTGCTATTAAAATTAAACCAATGAAAAAAGGCACTCCATTTTTAGAACCAACCGAAGATAAAATGAACAATCCACCGAAGAATAAGTACCAGAATTGCGATAGCCATGTAACTTGAGCTTTAATAATTATTCTTTCATCTCTAGCTAAGTTTTGTTCTATGTAGCTCCCCATATAACCCTCTTATAAATGTTGGTATATTGTAAGCATACTAATGTTTGCTCATTTCTTTATCAACCAATAGTTAAAGAGTGTTTTATGCACTTAAGATTATTTATAAATAGTCTAAATTATCGCAATGTGAAAGAACATCCGTGTTCACTTATATCTCTTTATTCTATGCACTCATGTTCATATCTATCAGGTATTTCTCTGCCTGTGCATGAGTAATCGATATCAAACTGCATCTACAGCCTTCTTGCGGTCTGCTCCAATGCTCAACAGCATGTTCTTGGAACTCCTTATCAAGAATATTAAATACTTTGCTACTGAAACTTTTACAAGTTTCCGGAGTATGGTCATCAATGACGGGGGCCCATAATAAGTAGCTCGAATTCTTATCCTTGCTATGCTCATAAATATCTTTAACAACTAGACAGTTAAAAACAAACATCTGTCTATTTGCAAACCAGGAGCGATAATCACGACTGTTTTCCAGTAGTGTCCAGTTCACATGAGGGCGAATATGATCAGGGACTAAAGAAATATATCTCTCAGCAAATTTCTTGAATAGAGCTTTATTGCTCTTAAGCTTTTCATTGTCCAGATGACTCAAGATATCTAAAATTTCATGCTTAAAAAACTTTGAGTCGGCACCACATGCCACACCCATATTCACTAACTCTCTCTGCTCGTCACTGCTGAATGAGTTAAACCATTTCTTATATGCTGCTTTACTTTCCGCTGTTAATACTCTTTTCATGATTAAGCTCAAGTGCACTTTATAATGCCGACTATTCTAATCAGGAATAGTAAATTTAATTATGTGAAATTGTTAATTAATTCACAATAATTACTATTTTAGTTCATCAAGAAACTTTTTTAGCTCTTTTGCGGACGCATGCTGAGCAGATCTCACCACACTGGTCAGTGCCGCCAGCTTGTTCCGGTAATCCTTTTGGACTGATTTTAAATACTCGCTGTAAGCACCATAAGTCATATTCATGATTTCGGTATGAGTATGGCCAGCACTAACCAACAATTGAAACGAATCAAACCAGGTTGAATCATTGTCTTTTGTTGCCTGCCTTTTATTACGGCGTTTAGGCTGATCTTCTTTAAAATAAGCGCCGTTGACCTGTAGTACTACTGATAAAACTTCTTTAAATTGCTGTTCCGATGTTGTAGCCAGATCGATCAAACTGGTTGCTGGAAGCTTAGTGGCCAACCTACAAATACCCAGCACTTCAATTGAATGAGTCTTAAAAAGTTGAGTTAAAATTTCATCTGAATAATCTTTTCCCTTTAAGAAGCCTTTTACCTTTTCGGCATGTACCGCCCATTGGTCAAAATCTTTCATCTGGATCTGGTGAACTTCAACATCATTCACTGTAATAGAGCGATTAGCTGCTAGAAAAAAATCATTCATGATGGAATCTCAAAGTAAAGTTCAGGAAATAAAAAAGCACCCGAAGGTGCTTCATCTGTATTGGTTTAATATCTCTTGCAATTTGAACTCTATCTGTGAATCGCTCAGCTTAGGTAACTTTATCAGTTTCTCTATATCATCCTGAACTTGGTAAACAAAATAAAGGGTGGATCCCTTATCGTATTTGATTACTAACCCATTGCCCTGCAAATTTCTTATTCTTTCATTTATCTCTGGTTGTTCACCTGCCAAAACCAAAGTGTAAAAAGAACCCTTTTTTGATAAGAAAAAGGCAAACTTGGTCAAGGCCATTGCGTGCAGATAAAAATCTTGCACTTCCTGATATAGCGCTGGTGTCATTTAATAAATCCAATCAACACTGAAGGTCAGTTTTTACCTTTAAAAACCGTACCATACAGGTTAATAGAATACTTTTTATCCACCCAAAAGAAAAGATATCCAAAGGTATTAAACGATAAACAGGCACAAAAAAAGACGCTTATGCGCCCCTGTGCCTGTATCCTGGATTTAGTTACTCAGCTTTAAGTATCAAGCTGCTACATTAAAACGATCAATGTGGCCAAACATGCTAAGTTCAGCATCATTTACCTTGGTAATGTCAGCCAGACATTCGCCCTCAATATCGTAACTAGAGAAATCCTCATTGATCAGATCAAATTCTGTT